AATAAATCCGTTTTCTATTGTTGAAGTCTTACTCTTCGTCGTGCAATAATAGTGGTAGTTGGGGTTTCCTCTTCCTCATCACTATCATCAATATCATATTCATTATCGTCAATATCACTATCATCATCACTGCGGTTTGGGTCATATGTCCAATATGTAACGAAGTTTCCTACTCTAGCCCACAGATCCAAATCTACATTATCAACATAGTTTCTAAATTCGTATATATCGGCAGTTGTAACTTTATCTGTTACTTCGTAATACACACATTCTAAATAATCATCATCATTATACATCGGATGCGTTCTTAACCAATTTCGGTCAGTAATACGCTTGAATTGTTCTGTTAAGTATTGTTTTCGTTGATAATAATCTTTGGTAATAACAGTCATTTTTGTTTTTTAATATGCTTACCAAAACAGATTACAAAACCAGAATCCGTTTTCGGAATTCACGAAAACCATTTTTATGAGATTCCGAAAACGGATACTCCCCTCCTAACCAAAATAGGTAAGCATACTATAATGGATACAACTACTACCTTACCAAAGATTATTATCAACGAATCAGAACATATGGGTTCTTGTGGAAGAATGTCTAAAGCATACTTTCACTTTCCAATGTTTCTAATGGGTGCTTGTGGAGATGAAAATGCTGTAATATCTTATGGTCGTGCAAATCCAAAGATGAAAATACCAAAGAAGATGGATAAGGAATGGTTCGGCAAAGTAGCACTTCATATTAAGAAACATCCCTTCTATGATTGGGATTGGTCTTCCTTCCGTAAGAATATTCTATTACCAAACAAGGAACATATCCGTATTGCTTGTGAAATCAAAGATGAGGAAATTCTTGAACGACTAATGGAAGATGGTTATGTATTCCTTAACAACTATTACAACTTTCCTGATAAGGAATGGTTTGCCGATGGAGAGGATATTGGATTTCCTCCTAATCAAAAGTATTTCTTAACAGAGAAGAAGCTTGAGTATTAAATAGGTTTAACAAATCTATTTTTGTTTAATAATTGCAGCAGGTATGACCTCTATCCTATATTGCCTATTCCCAATAGGAACAGCTTTTATCTTCACTCGCAGGTCGGGGACTTTAACGGGTTGCATTCTTATATTTATTAACTTACTTTATTACAAATGAACTATATGGAAGAAGTAAAGGATGGATTTATTAAGGGTGGAGTTGCTACATCCTCTGCGAGACAATATCTCCGTAACCTCGTCTCCCTTAATGGAGGAAAGCCATTCACCAACCTCAACTTTCTCAAGAAGAAGACACAGGTGGATGCGGTCATATCCACCTACGCTCCCAATACGCAGAAGGGTCTGGTTACTACGATTGTCCGAAGCACAAAGGGACGGAAGGGGTTTGAGAGAATTCACTCTTACTATTACCAGAAGATGATGGATATGAACCACAAGCCGATTGATGCTGGTAAGACCGATAAGCAGAAGGAGAACTGGATTGAGTGGAATGATGTCTTGCAGAAACGAGATGCTCTTAAAAGTGGATTGAACGACTGGGACATTATGCTGAAATATCTCGTCCTCTCACTCTATACCGAAATACCTCCCCGTCGTAATAAGGATTATATGGATATGGTAGTTGTCTCCAAATATAAACCCGACCTACCTACAAACAAGAACTATGTGTGTGTGGATGATGGGAAGTTTGTATTCAACCAGTATAAGACTTCAAAGAAGTACGGACAGCAAGTTGAGGACATTCCAATCAAGTTGCGAAAGATTATCAAACAGTATCTTACCAACTATCCAGGAGAACTTAAAGAAGGTTCTGCCCTCTTGGTTGATAGACACGGGTCTGTTCTTACGGCAGTCAATACTATTACTCGCATTCTTAACAGTGTATTTGGTAAGAGGGTTGGTGCGAGTATGTTGAGACATATCTACTTGACGAACAAGTATGGTAAGGAACTGAAGAGTATGGAACAAGACAGTGCAGCGATGGCTCACTCTATGGTCCAGCAAAGAGAATATATTAAGAACTAACTATAAATGAACCTGCAGACACAACTTAATCAATTAGGGATTAGTGTTATTACCTACTTGAATAGAGTGCGATTAGCGGCTTATCACTCTGGGTATGATCCATATAGGGTCTATGTGAGTGACGACGGAGTACATAAACTTTACTATCTTACTCCAGACAACCGTAAGATATATTTCGGTCGTGTCCCATACGATGACTTCCATATTTATAAGATACTAGAGGAAAGAGGACAGCGAGAACCAGAGACTGCATATATGAGAAGACACCTGTATTTGAGACGAGCAACTCGTATCAAAGGCAGTTGGAAGTTGAATAGGTATTCACCTAACAATTTAGCGATTCGTATTCTTTGGAATGAGTAATTACATCAAGCGTCGCAAGACAGACTTCTTGGCGTGTTTCTTACCTCCCGAGTGAGATGGGTAAGATCCGTCTCCACCTTCGCCTTCCCCAAGACCGACACTGGAGAGTGCAGATTGGTGATGAGCAGCAAGGTGAGGCTTAATCATAGCGGCAACAGGCTTGATGTGTTCCTTCACTGAATGAATGAAGGAAGGAGCTTTGGAGAGGAAGTGTCCCAATTTCTTGAAGACGCCAACACCTCCAGTAACTCGCTCAATCTGGCCTCGCACAACTGGTCCAGCGATAGGGGCAGAGATAATATCTGCTTCGTTGAGGATTCCCTTGACGACACGAGATGTTCCCTTGACGGATTCAAAGAAACCAGAGTTGATAGTCATCACATAGATGTTGATTGGGATTGCTTGTGTAGTATAATAGTTTGCAAGATTGAGAGTGATTTGGAGAGTGTAGTTTCCAACCAACGAAGGAGCTTGTCCAGTTTGGAGGGCATAATCCTGACCGGGCTTAATCAACAAAGGACCTCCAACAGTTTGAAGGACAGACTTGTTAATATTTGAAGCATTCAAAGATGCCGCTGCATTTGAAGCATTCACACCACCTCCATTCACACGACCAGACCAGACTGGATAGGTCATCTCCAAACCATTCTTAATAGAGATTTCATACAACTCTGGTTGAGTGTAGGTGCTCATCAATCCAGCGAAGTTGTCCCACTGAATGTTGCATCCAGTAATAGGGAAATACCAGTCGGCTTGACTTGAATCGGCATAGCTTTGTGGTTTAGCGTAGATGACTAACATATCTGGAATTTGAGGAAGGGTAATAGTTTGGGTTGAAATTTGAGCAGATACTGTATTAGCACCAATTGTAGTTTGAGTAATGTAACGAGGGAACTCTTGGAATGGAACAACGGACTTTGGTGGGAGAGGTAAGTCAAGAGAAGGAGTGAGGAAGGTCATATCCAAACGAGACCCTTGAAAAGCACCGCTTCCAGAGAACATAGTATTTGCATATGCAGAAGTCAAAGAGAATGCAACTCCAGTAGCATCAGTAGTTCTAGAAATCAACTGACGAACCAAACGGCAATCTTGTGGTTGTCGCATATTCATAACGAACTGAATATTTTGAATTCCAAAGAGACCAGTGTCTGCCTCACGAACATCGGAGAAGATAAATGGAGAGAGTACCAACTTTTCAGTAAAGTATGGAGCAACATTTACAGTTAAAGTCCAATCAGAACCAGCAGCAGGAGTAACTTGAATAGAACCATCTATCTGAAGAATTGCAGATGTTACATTTGAAGAAGCAACAATTACAGAACCACCAAGAGCAACAAATGATCCAGAAGAGGTCACATAAGGACTAATGTATCCAGCATTCTCTTTTCCACCATAAATGAAAGCACCATTAGGGAATTCATCACGGACAGAAGAACCAGTTGAGTATGGAAGAGCTCCTACATTTGTAATGCTCGCTCCCAAGAATGAACCATAGACCGAATCAGGCATCCATCCATCAGCCTTGCAATCAGCCAACACATCAAGTTTGGTTGGGGTGGTTCGTTGAACTCGGTCAGCAGAGAAATCTACAAGACGCAAGACCTCCTTGAGGACATCAGCAGAATTGACTACGACAGAGGTGTCGTTGATAGTGGCTTGAATAGTTGAGGTCAAAGACTGAAGAGGAAAGGCACAGTAAGCCCACGACTTACCCATAGGAGGAATAGTAAGGGCACTTGTACCAGCGCTTCCACTACTTGAAAAGGTAAGGGCAATACCGACCTGCGAAGTCCAATCTACCTTACGATCAACGAAGGTCTGCTCGGAAGGAACTTGAACCGAATAGGTGTGCTGCGAGGTTGATTGCGAGAGGGCACTGAATGGTTGGTTCGTCACCGAAAGAGACCCCTTCTCCACTGCGAATCGGGGCTTTTGCTGGACGATACGACCATCAAAGACGGCTAGTTTTTCTACATCTGCGGAAGCCATTTTGTATTAAAGAGGACATAATATTTTTGGGGAGCTTATTTCCCGCCGTTGCGGAGGCGGAACAGGACTTTCATACTCACGCTGGACTGGTTGAACATATTAATCGGGAACAGTTCGCCTGTGAGCCGTGCCTTCCAGAAGACTTGAATGTCTATGTTACGGACATCCACATCACTTGCACCCATACTCGTGAGACGGTATTCGGAAGTGGGAGTGTAGGAGATGAATTGTCTCCAATCGGATGCTGCACCCATAGGGAGGGCGATGTCGGTGATGATAGGTGAGAAGGAGTTGCTGGAACTATTCTGCAGAGTGTTGTCTCCTGCACCCAATACATTCGGAGCACTGGTGTTCTCGGATAGAGTAGGCAAGAGAGTAGAGCAGAAGACGATAGACGACACTGGAGACCAAAGAGTAGAGGTGGAGGCGTAATTCTGGGTCGTAATGAATAGAGTACGAGGCCACGCCGTCGGTGTATTCGCTGAACTATTGACCACATCTGCAGGAGTGTATGTCTTTCCACCACTCGTGATGACGAGAGGGTTGTAGGTGGCGGTCTGTTCGTTGGTGCATACAATCAGGTTGTCTCGTCCATAATCAGGTGCAGTGTTATTATCTGCTCCAATATAGTAGTTATTGAAGTTGGTAAAGAGACCAAACATATTTGAGTTGAAATAGAGTTGGAAGTTCTCATTTTGAGATGACCAAGCAAGACGCTGGTCTTGATTGATTGGATTGATTACTGGGAATGTTCCTGCTGTAGAATTGTCTCCAAATCCGTTGGAATCAAATGCAATACTAAACAATCCACTGGTATTGTAGGTCATAATTGGAGGCAGGGTCGTGATAGTAACTCCTCCTGCAAGAGTGCTGATTTGACCCATACAGTCCGAGAGAGCTCTATTCACACAGTCAAGCCAGTGCTTATAAGTATAGCACCACCAGTAACGATTGTTAAGCGATTGGGTAAGAATACCATTTGAAAGCTGTGGGACTGCTACATCCGTAGATTCAGGCCACCACTGAACATATTTCTGTGCAGTGTAGGTGGTTGAACCTACCTTACCAGAGATAGTCACAGAGTAAATAGTGTTGTAAGGTGCTGTTTGTGAAATAGCAGTTGTAGCAGTAACAGACCCTCCATACAAATTTGCAAAGGTGTAAGCACTCGCTGGGAATCCAGTTAGAGTTGAGAATCCAGCAAATCCAGTTGTGTTAATACCTTGACTTCCAGGTTGAGATAAGTTAGTAGATTGACCAAATGCAACCTGTAACAATCCAGAGGAGTTGAAAGAAGCAACTGCAGAAGTCATATAAGTAACTCCCGTTGCAACTGCAGTCGCAAGTGCTTGATTCAACACACTCAAGAAAGTGGGTGCAGTATAGTTTCCAACTGGAATAGTTACAAGTTGAGTAACTCCAGATGGAATATTGGTATTCACAAATTGTAAGTTGAAGGTATTGTTTGAACCTGTAACCACAAATGGACTTTGTTGTGTCTGCATAATTGGAATGAAGAGAGGTAAGTCCTTATTCGGTCCATTCAAATTGAAGCGAACAATACTGAAGTTGTATTTGGATGCATCCTTTAACAAAGTGGTGGAACGAGTATCCTCAAATCTAACCACTGGATCAGTTCCAGAGCCACTATCAAATGTATTGCTATTCACTATATCAAGGTTATAGTAAATCAGCTCGTTTG